TAGGAGAAGTGGATATTGAGAGCTATAACTTTGACCATATTATTAACAGGTTTATGAGCACTATACCTCTCAGTTTAAACACCACGAGTGGGATGTCAAAGACTTTAAAGACTGTCGTAAGTGGAGCTATAAGGCTATAGAGGACCATAATGGAATCTTCGACCCTAGGTCCAGATATATAGTTCAGCCTGAGCAACGATTTGATATAGAAATCAACAAGCCCTGGGCTAGTTATAGCTATGAAACCAATGACGGAATTTTAGAAGGTAATTTGGCCATAAAGGGGACAATAGACCTTATAACACAAGTTAACGATTCAACACTTGAAGTGATAGATTGGAAGACTGGACGTAGACTAGACTGGGCTACTGGTCAAGAGAAAACATTAGAAAAATTATATAAAGACCCACAATTAAAAATATATCATTATGCGTTGAGTAAAATTTATCCAAAAATTGAACACATTATAATGTCTATAAACTTTATTAATGATGGGGGTGCGTTTAGTGTTTGTTTTGATAAGTCGGACCTGTCTTCAACAGAAGATATGATTAGGCAGAAGTTTGAAACAATTAAAAAAAGCAAAAAACCTATTTTAAATAAAACATGGAAGTGCAATAAGTTGTGCTATTTTGGAAAAAATACATTTGAAAATCATGACACAATACTTCCAATAATAGAATATAGAGATAATAGGGTTTCCACAAAGGGTTCATACATGACTATGTGCGAACAGATAAAACATGAAACCGAGTTGAACGGTATAAAAAATGTTGTTGACAACTATACCACGAAAGGCTATAGTGTTGGTAACTACACAGCCCCAGGAAGCACAGAATGAATTACGTGCCCTTACACGTTCATAGCCATTTCTCTACACTAGACGGACTATCAAAACCAGAACAAATAGCACAAAGATGTATAGAAATAGGAGCAACAGCCTGTGCTCTGACAGATCATGGGAACATAGCCGGTTCTGTTAAATTTTATGCCGAAATGCGAAAAGTGGGACTTAAGCCTATTCTCGGTTGTGAGTTATATATTTGTCATGACGACCCTAAACTACAAACCAAAGAGAATAAGAACCTCAGTCATTTCATAGTATTGGCTAAGAACTATAAGGGTTGGCAAAGTCTCATTAAAATAGTTTCAGAGTCAAATAGACCAGATTATTATTATCATAAACCTAGACTAGATCTAAAAAGTCTAGGAGATTTAAATACTGGTAACTTAATTGCGATAACAGGACATCTGGGCTCTACACTAGCAGACTGTATACTAGATGACAAAGAACTTAAAACAAATTGGAAACAACTAGGTATAGATCACGTTGACTATTTAAAAACTATTTTTGGAAATAATTTATTTTTAGAAGCACAGTTGATGGACTCAGAAAATTTGATCGTACAAAAAACATTAACAAAATGCATAAGAGAAATCGGAAGTGAAACAAAAACAGGTGTGATATGCACCCCAGACGCACACTACTGCAAAAAAGAAGACGCAATAGATCAAAGAATATTATTATGTAATAATTTGAAGACTACTTTTCCAGAAATTAGTCGCAAAATTAGCAACGACGAAGATGTTCCTATGGGATGCTTTTTTACTTCAGATAATTATCACATACCATCACAAGATGAAATGAACCAATGGCACACACAAGAAGAGATATCCAATACCAATCTTGTGGCTAATACAGTAGAAGAGTTCGATATATTGAGCAAGCCCAGGCTTCCTCCCTTTGCTTGTCCTGTCAACTTTGATCCTGATGAATATTTACGAGAACTATGTCGTAATGGATGGCGAGATAAAATTGCAAATAAAATCCCAAAAGATAATCAACAAGAATATATAGATCGTATTAAATATGAGTTAGAAGTTTTACAAGGAGCAGGATTAAGTAGTTATTTTCTTATTGTGCAGGATATTGTTGATTATGTGAGAAAAAACAGTTGGTTACCGGGACCGGGCAGAGGATGCTTTTTGCCTGATACAAGAGTTAAAATGTCAAACGGAATAATGAAAAACATATCTGATATTAAGGTAGGAGATAAGATAATTGATTGTTACGGAAAAGAACAAAAGGTTTATGACACATTAATTTATGATATTAACGAAGAAATCATAGAGCTGTGGTTTGGAGATCTTGTAATAAGATGTACAAAAGACCATAAATTTCTAACTACTAATAGAGGATGGGTTGAGGCTCAATATTTGAACGAAGACGACGATATAGTAGAAGTATAAAAAGAAACCCCGACATGGGCTTTTTTGGTGTATATCTTTTTGGAGGATCTTATTATGATTACATTCAAAAATTTAGAAAAACGAAACTATGATACAAAATCTATATCAAACTATGAGTTGTGTGGAAAATGTGTCAAATGCAATAAAAAGTTTACATATTCATGCGTGAAAAAATTTATAAGAAATAGAATCAACAAAACAGAAAAAAAACACTTGTGGCAAACCTGTTCAAAGTGTTGGCTAATAATAAACACAAAAGATGATAATAATTGGATTAGAAAAAATTCAGCAGCATAGAAAATAGCGCAAAATAAACCAGAACAATTAAAAAAAAATAGAGAAGGAGTAAGGAAAAGCTGGAATACTAAAAGAAGAGAACAAGCTTCTAAAACATTGATAGAGAAATGGAAAAATGACGAGGCTTTTGTTAAAAAAGCATTATCAAATCTAGTTCACAATGGCAATAATGTAGAAATTGGCTTTGGCAAAGGTGGCTTAAAGGGTTTATATGAAAATATACGTTATGATAGTGCATTAGAACTTTCTTTCATAATATGGTGCATAAAAAATAACATTGACATAAGAAGATATGACAAAACCCCAATTGAATATTGGGATGAAGATGGGGTGCGTAGAAAATATTATCCAGATTTTATAATTAATGAAAACGATATTGTTGAGATCAAGGGTAGTGGTTTATGGTATAGAAAAAACTACAATAGAAATATACTAAAGAGTACAGCGGCTAAAAAAATGTTTGATAGTTATATCGTTGTTTTTGAGAAGGATGAAGCAGTTAGGACATACTATAGAACAGCTAGGAAAATTCATAATGAAACTTACAAAAAAGAAAACAATTAAATACCAAGGTAAAGTCCACGACATATCAGTTGAAAATAGTCACACTTATAATGTAGAGGGACTAGGGGTTCATAATTCAGCAGCCGGGTGTCTAGTATCATATCTTATTGGCATTACAAGCATTGACCCAATTAAATATGGTCTTTTATTTGAACGATTTTACAATTCTGGTCGAAACAGTAAAAACAATACAAGTATGCCAGATATAGATGTGGATGTGCCTATCAATAAAAGAGAAAACATTATCCAATATATTAAAGATAAGTATGGACAAGATAAGGTTTCTCAAATGATAACTTTTAATACGATAAAAGGTAGAGGGGCCCTAAAAGATGTACTAAGAGTATATGGGAATATAAGCTTTGAGGAGATGAATAGGATTACTCAAAATATACCAGATGAAGCTAAAATAGCAGACGAACTTCAAGAAATGAAAGAAGAAACAGGAGAATCATCTATTATAAGGTGGTCGCTAGAAAATAACGCAGAAAAACTAAAAGAGTGGTGTTATATAGACGAAAACAACGAATTACAAGGTCCGTTGGCAAAAAGATTCGAACAAGCTATAAGATTAGAAGGAACTAAGTCTAATCAATCCAAACACGCGGCCGGTATAGCAATTAGTGCCAACTCGTTAAACGAAATATGTCCAATGATATATGATAGTAAAAACGATCAGCTTATAGCGGGAATGGAGATGCAGGATTTAGAAAGTATTGGTATTATTAAGTTTGATATTCTTGGTGTGGCTATGTTAGATAAAATTATGACCATTGAACAATTACTAAAACAAGGAGTTAAATTATGAAGACGGTACAATTTAAAGATCTTAAAGAAGACGAAGTGTTTGTATGGAACGGAGTAGAATATAAAAAGATACCCGAAAAAAGAGTTTCTTGTTGCAAAGCAGTGAATTGCGTTATGTCAGATAATGCCAAGGTTCGACTTCAGGTCACGCCACTAACAGAAGTGCAGGTTAATGATTAATTATAACAAAATTTGTGTTTTTGATTTTGAGACAGATGGGTGCAACCCTTCTATATGTAGTCCAGTTCAGATAGCTGCGGTAATGATAGATCCAATTAAATTGGAGATTATACCAAATTCTGAGTTTAATGCTAACTTTAAGCCCGAAGTTCTAGAAAACGACGATACATATCATTACGAAACGGATATATTAGATTTTCACGCACGAGTTAAGGGGTGTTCAAAAGACGACGTGTTTAAGGAGTGGATGAAATATCCGAAACAAGAAAACTCTTGGAAAATGTTTGTTTCGTATCTTGACAAATATCATAGTCGAACTTCTAAAAAGAGTCAATTTAGTGCCCCCATAGCCGCAGGCTATAATATATATCGATTCGATTTGCCTATCATAGACAGACTAAGCAATAAGCATGGAAACACAAATAAAGAGGGAAAAACCAGTCTGTTTTACCCTAGAGATGTTGCGGATGTTATTAACTTGGTTTTCTATTGGTTTGAGCATAACTCAGACCTAAAGAGCTATACTTTAGACAACATAAGAGATTACTTTGGTATAGATAAAGAGGGTGCTCATGACGCGATAAAGGATGTAAGAGATACTGCGGAGATTCTGATTAGGTTTTTAAAGTTACACAGAAGCATGTCTCACAAAATTAAATTCAAGGATTCGTTCAAGCCATAATGAATAAAAAATTTCAATATTCGTGTGGGTGTTCTTTCCCTTTAACTCAAATAGACAACACCAACAAAATTCAGTTTGACACTGACATAGACAATATTAATTTGGAATGTGATAAAACCTGGGAATTAATTTCTAGTGGTAACACAAAGGGGTGCTTTCAATTAGAGTCGCGGCTTGGTAGGTCGATAGCAAAAAAACTAAAGCCTTCTAATATAGAAGAATTGTCTGCTTTGATCAGTATTATGAGACCGGGCTGTTTGGAGGCAATCAGAGATGGTAAAACAGTGACCAATCATTATATAGATAAAAAAAATGGACTTGA